TTTTCCTTGTAACCGCCCTTCCAGTCTCTCGTTGTTGGAGTTGGTAACATTTCCTGATCGAAAACTATTGCCGTCAGATTGTTCTGATGATTGTCTCGCATCTTCTTTGTCGCCTTGTCCGAGTCCTGAACTGTTGGTGTCGGCCACATCTTCACTGCAGTCGCTAACCCGTCCCCACTCGTTTTGCTCATTCCTTTTTGATTGTAATTCCCATGAACTGTCGGCGTAGGCCAAGCTCCCCTCTCTGCTATCTGATCGTTTAGGTTTGCCGACCATCCCCTCTCGACTCCGTGAATTCCTCCCTTCCAGTCTCTTGCCATAGGAGTTGCCCACTGAGCTGGCTCTCTCACTATCACTTCTGTCTCCAAGCGCTTCTTCGGATTGCCCAGTTCTATCTCGTTCTGAGATGGACCGTTCGCTGAACTGACTCTCGGTGTTGGCCACGGTGTCTGATCTTGATAAAGATTCATTGTTGCTTCGTCCACTTGTTCCCGAAGATTGCACGGAAGTTTCCGACCCTTCCTCTGACCCTCTTGCATTTTCCGCGTTGCTTCCTCCGATCTGGGTGGAAGATGATCCATAGTGTTTGGAGTTGCCCAATTGGCTTCCGCTCTGCCCACGCTCCGACTCAATCCTGCCTGTAGGCTGTTTATCTCGCAGTGTGGAGTCTTGTTCGCATCGTTGACCGCTGGCGTACCCCATGATGTAGACTCGCTTTCTCTGATGAGGAGCGCCGACTTCACGCGCTGAGAATATTCCCCACGCCGTTTTATAACCAAGGCTTTCCAAGTCGCTAATGACTTCTCTGAGTCCAAGACTGATGTGTCCTTCGACATTTTCAAAGAAACATCGAACAGGTCTAACTGCTCGGATGATGTCGCAGATGTAGGGCCAGAGGTGTCTGGGGTCTTCTTCTCCAAGTCGATTTCCAGCGGAGCTAAAAGGTTGGCAGGGATAACCACCAGTGAGGATGTCAACTCGGTCTCGAAATGGCTCCACTGGCAAGGTTTTAAGATTCGACCACACAGGTGCGGCATCCATTTTATTCGCTTCCATCTTGGTAACCAAGTTCGCAATGGCGAAGGCTTCGATCTCCACATGAGCGATGACTCGATGTTCAACTCCTGCAAGGTCAAGTCCTCTTTCGACTCCACCATATCCTGTACATAAGGAGAGGACAGTTGGTAATTTTTGGGTAGTATCCACATTTATTTTTCCTTTTTATTCAACTATTCTGCCGTTAAAAGAAGCTCTTAATTCGTCAGCATCACCACTCGCACAAAGGCCAGGGTTTGCTATAATTTCTTGACCGCTGTATCCAGACTCGCCATTTAAAACTTCTTTGCCGTTGATGATATAAATGGCTTCCCACTCGCTATCAGCTTCTTTGCGTTTATAAGGCACTAGATCCGGGTGGATAGTGTGACTATCGCAGCCAGTTCGCTGGTATGCCAATGGAATTTTGTCTGAATTGTGACGTTCACAACGCCATGTTGAATCTGCTTTGGCAGTTGCGTGGGCGCATGTTCTACAGTTTCCCTGCTGAGTTGGCTCACTTTCGTGACAGAATGAGTAAGCCGCGCAGAACTTGCACAAGTACCAAGCTTTGCTGGCGCCTGTGCATGGCTCTGGCAGTCTATCGGATAAAGCTATACGCTTGCCTCTGGCCACAGCTTTCTTAGCCACATCAATGTCGAACCTGACGCGCTCTGTATGCAACCTATCATCGTCCTTGCAAACAGCAACGTACAAAGCTCTCTTTAACTTTAACCCTAACATATACACCTGCATTTGAACGTAGTGCATGGGTTTAGATGCCTGAACGCCTTTTGATAGGTCGTTAAAGCTTTTTTTGCTGTGAGTTTTAAACTCAGCAACATGAGGAGTATTTTCTGCAGTGGGCACTCCGTGATGAATAACGCCATCAACGCTGCCCGATACGTGTGAGCCAAAGTCTACATGATCTTGGCTACCATCTATGTCTATTCCGATTGATCTTAGGTCTGAGATAATCTGCGGCTCTTCTAAATGACCACGCCTAAATAATCGCAGAATGCGGCCATCAAACTTCTCCACGACAGCCCAGCGAAACGATAGCCATAGCCATCTGTCGCAATGATGGCCAAGTGTAGAGCAACCTAAATGCGGCCTTGGTGGCTCTTGTCTCTCTTGATGCGCTTGATCAATTAGACTAGCAATGGGCTGGCTTGGTAGGTTAATTAGTGCCATAATCAAATTTCTCCCTTTTGATTGATTAGTTGACGGGCTTTTTACAGCCCGTCTTTTTTTTCAAATAAATAACAAAACGCATAAAAAAACTACGTTTTGTTATTGGACATTTACTTTTTAGCCCAAGGTGGTGTGCCAGCAGCAACAGGTGCATCTTCTGACTTAGCAGACTTTTTACTGGCCATTGGCACTGCGCCTCCTTTTACAGCTTTGAATCCGCTCACATCATTAGAGGCGTCATAGCCACCGCTTGCTTCACGGATCTTTACCTTTACCTCAAGATGACCTCCGATCAACTGATCGGTGTCTTCGACTGAGGGCAGACCAATCGCTCGCATAATCTCACCCAGCTGTTGAATCCCAATGTCTTGAGCCTTCTCATTGGGGTTGCGGATATTCAAGTTGCCGAATATCACACGACCTTGGTGAGCTGGACCCAAAACATCGTAACGAATAGCGATGTACTCTCCCGTTCCAGCTTTTGTTTGTTTTAATTCCGCAGTGTTGATAGAGACTTCGTACCATCCTGCTGGAATTGGCTCAAAGTTGCTCTCACTTTGTGGAATGTCGTTTGCGTTAAATGCTTGACCTAGATTAGCCATGATTATGCGTCCTTTTCAATATTAAATGATGGGCGATTAGCTTTCGTAGTGACCGCTCCGAGTAATGCTTCAGTAATGCTTGAGTCGGCAGCTTTCCAGACTGCCATGTTGATCGTAGGAGTCCATCTAAACAGCGAACCTAAATGCTCGGTCAATCCAGCTTCAGTTGCTAATTCTTGCAGCTTATCGCCATCAACCTTGTTAGTTAACCGCTCAACTATTTTCATGTTGTACCCATCGTCATTGATGATGATGGTTCCTTCAAAGTTATGCTTAGAGAAGTCAGCGAACAGCTTATCTTCTATTAAGCGTCTTTTTTCGACAGCATGTTTTTCATCAGCCTTTGCGTTTAACCAATCATTATAGATGCTCACGATGCACCTCCAACCTTAGCTATAATCTCACCTAAATCTGGAGACTCCCATGCGTCTAATTTTCCGCTGCGATCCTTGGCCAGCCATAAGCCATCGGAGTCACACATCAATGCACGTTGCGTCTTGCCCTCTTCATCTTTCTCAATGCGAAGCGCCAAGACTTCATCAAAGAAGTACGGCAGTTTTTGCGCGGTTTTATTTCCTGGAAGGCTTGGAAAGTACAACATACGACCCATTTCGTCTTGCTGCTTTTCAAGTTTAGCCGTCATTAATACGTGCATATTAAGGTCACGGAATGCCCTAATAATTTCAGATAACTGAACATCCATCTCGCCATAAGCTGCACGACCATCCTTGTTTATTTTCTTCTCATGTGACAAGACGACTTCAGCAATCTCAGAAATTGAGTCCAAAACTACTGACTCAAACTCATCAGAATCTTGCAACCAAGCGTAGGCATCGTGCAGATCAGTCATGCTTTTAATTTCGATGTAAGGGATATTGTCATCTTTCAATGACAGCAAGCCGCCTTCAGCCGATAGAACAACTGGTTTTGGCAGAGTCTTTGATAGTGTGGTTTTTCCACAGCCAGCTTGTCCGTAGACAAGCACTTTGAGTCCCTGGTTGCCCAAGTCCCCGGTGCTTTTTAATTGTATAGCCATTATGTTTATCCTTAGTTTATAGCTTCGGTTGGAAATATTCCGGTTGAAGCTGTTGCTATAATAGACACTTTAATGCATCATAACAAGCGTTAGAGGTAATTTTATTTACATAAGGATGTAAAGCATGAACTTAGAGCAGATTAAAGAGCAGCTTGCAGATAGTAATCTGCGTAAAGTTGCTGAGGCTTCTGGCCTCCATTACAACGTGGTGACACGTTTGATGAAGGGAGGCACAGATCCAAAATACTCAACAGTGGACGCACTCGCCACTTATCTAAAGGCGCGTAAAGATGGCCAGAATATTTGATCAACCATTTAGTCCACAAGAAGCACCAAAAGCCGAGCCGCCAGAATTTCAGCTAATAGATGCAATGAAGGCATCAGGATTGACACCGCCTTCAAAAGTATTCTTGGACGGCAAGCTACATAGATGGGCTGGCAGTGGTAAGAAGGACAAAAACAGTTGGTACTGTTGCTTTGCCGATGGCATTCCAGCTGGAAGATTTGGCGATTGGCGACTGGATCTAGAGGTTACTTGGCGAGCAGATGTTGGCCGAGCATTGACTAGTGCAGAGCAAATGGCTCACAGTCGAAGGCTCAGTGAGTCTAAGAAAGTGCGCGATGCTGAGATGGCTCAGAAACGTGAGGTGGCAAGCCTTAATGTTGAGATGATCTGGACTAAATGCACAGGCTCAGAAGATACTCATCCTTATTTGCAGCGTAAAGGCGTTAAATCTCATGGCTCTCGTGTCACTGGCGATGGCAGATTAGCGCTACCATTATGCAGCGAAGATGGCAGTATTAGCAGCCTTCAGTACATCAGTTCAGAGGGCGGCAAGCAGTTTCATTCTGGTGGTGCAGTGTCTGGCAAGTTCTGGACTTTGGGCACCATGGACGAGTCTGGCCCACTATTTATAGCTGAAGGATTTGCCACATCGGCAACGATTACTGAGGTCACAGGTAGGCCGTGTGTTGTAGCATACAGTGCCAGTAATATCCCAGCAGTCGCTGAAATAATGCGTGAAAAATACGGCTCTGGCCAAGAGATTATTGTCGTTGCAGATAATGATGAGCATGGCGTGGGCAAGAAGTATGCCGACTTAGCCAATGATAAAGCTGGCGCTAAGGTGGTCATGCCGCCTATTAATGGTGACGCAAATGACTACGCTCAGGAGACTAGCGGTCAAGATCTTCTGGACCTGCTTATGCCTCCATTGAGCAGCATTTATGACACACTTAGAGTGGTTAGCGGTGACTCACTTTCAAGTAAGTACAACGCACCTGACGAACTAATTCAAGACATGATTGTGCGTAAATCGCAGTCAATGTTGTTCGGAGACAGCAACTCAGGAAAGACCTTTTACGCTTTGTCAATGGCCCACGCTATCTGTGAAGGCGTACCATTTATGGGCAAGCAGGTCGAAAAGGGCGCGGTAATATATCTTGCCACGGAAAGTCCGTCAAGCGTTATCAGTCGAGTTCAGGCCATCAAGGACTACCACGATTGTGACATGGCCAACCTTTTTATCGTACAGGTGCCCATTAATTTCTTTACTAGTGACCAACATTCAACTGAAGTTATCGCATTAATCAAACAAGTTGAGACCGACACTGGCAGTAAAGTTAACCTTGTTATTGGCGATACTTTAGCTCGAATGACAGCAGGGGCAAACGAGAACTCTGGCGAGGATATGGTGCCGATTCTGCAGCGTTTAGACACTGTCGTTTACGAAGCTAACACTGCATTTTTGACCATCCATCACAGCGGTAAGGATGCGTCCAGGGGCGCTCGTGGTAGCTCAACTATACGTGCCCACATTGACACCGAGATCTACGTTGTCGAAGAGAATTTACAGCGTACTGCCACCATAACCAAGCAGCGAGAATTGCCATCTAAGGGCGTGGAAATACCTTTTAAGTTAGACGTTGTTGAGATGGGTATCAGTAAATTTGGCGAGAATGTCAGCACTTGTGTCGCTGTATTTGACGATGAAGAGCGCGTTCAGAAGGTTAAAAAAGAGTCAAAAATAGAAAAACATAAGAAGCTTTTAGAGCGAGCTTGGTGGTCTGGTGGCGCAGAAGTTAGGCCATTTAATGGTGGAAATGTCCCCTACGTTAGCATCTCAGCCTTCAAAGAAATGCTCAGAAACGATGGATTAAAAGACTCAGCTATCAGTAATTACATGAAGCCGAGCTACGAAACTGGGCCTATTTGTAACCTAATTAATGGTGAAATTGTGGCAAAATATGAGCATGGTTATGCCATACTTGACCTCGTAATGGCCTCTGCATTTATGATTAGAAAGGGTACATAAAGAGGGTACTAAAAGGTACTAAGTACCCTATCTAGTACCTAGTACCTTTTACCGCTTTATTGTGCTAAATAGGGTACTAAAAGGTACTACTACCCTATAGGGGTAGTACCTAGTACCCTAAGTACAAGCCCATGGTTTTTGGCCTATGGTTAATAAGACAGGTTAAGTGATAGAATACGATCAATCAGGAGAATAATATGAAGAACGTGAACCATTACGAAAAGGATGGAAAGTTATTTGCTGGTAAGACTCACGATCACAATGGTCAGCTGATGACTGGTGCTAAGATGAGCAAGAGTTCTAGAAAGCTATTACACTATGGCGCTCTTAATGAGTCGGCTAAGAAGAAAGCTAGGGCTCAGTGGTAAAGGAGGTGATTGATGAAGTATAAAGATTCTGAAAAACAACGGCTGGTGGATAAGGTTTGTACACTCATGTCAAGCGGTGTTCCTTGTGGGAAGTCTTGCTTTAAGGCTGGTGTTCCTAAGTCTACTTTCCTTGGCTGGGTTGCAGCCGGAGGCTCATTTGCCGACCAGTACGCGCAGGCGCGTGAGGCAATGATACACGCAATCGCTGAAGAAGTGCTACAGATTTCTGATAATGACCCTATTTCTATCGTTGATCAGCATGGCATAAGTCGCTATGACTCAGCTGCTGTGCAGCATCAGCGCTTACGTGTAGACTCTCGCAAGTGGCTGCTCAGTAAGATGATGCCCAAGGTTTATGGCGATAAAACAACGCAAGAAGTTACTGGCGCTAATGGTGGGCCACTAACGATAACCTCGCTTGACCTGAAGAATCTTACAGACGAAGAGTTGGATAATATGGACTACTTGATGTCAAAGGGAACTCAAGAAGCTGACGTTAAATGAACTCAATGTCTCCTTCTGTAGTTGCCGAGGCCATTAAGTACGAGCGAGAGCGCCGAGCTGCTTCATCATCGCTGTATGAATTCGTGCGCCAGTCTTGGCATGTGGTGGAGCCTGGGGTGCCGTTCGTGTCTAGCTGGCACATTAAAGAGATATGCGAGCACTTGGAGGCGATTAGCTCCGGTGAAATACGAAAGCTGTTGATCAACATACCTCCACGGCACTCTAAGTCTACAATTGTCAGCGTTATCTGGCCGATGTGGGAGTGGCTTACTGACCCAGCGCAGAAGTTTCTTTGCGCTTCTTACTCTGGTGCCCTGTCAATCCGGGACAACTTAAAGGCCCGGAGACTGGTGCAATCGCCTTGGTATCAAGAGCGGTGGGGCCATATGTTCAAACTGTCCGGGGATCAGAACGCCAAGCAACGCTTTGAGAACTCCGAGACTGGCTATCGCATTGCAACATCTGTTGGCGGTACAGCGACAGGTGAAGGTGGCTCTCGGCTACTGCTAGACGATCCACACGCTGCCCAGGAGGCTCAGTCTGATGCCATCCGGGAGTCATCGCTTGAATGGTTTGATCAGGTATGGTCAACACGACTCAACGATCCTAAGCTCGATGCAATGGTGACAGTCATGCAGCGATTGCATGAGCGAGACATCAGTGGGCATATCTTAGAAGACATTGGCGGCTGGGAACATCTAATGATCCCGGCAGAGTGGGACGGCAGGCGCAGAAAGACCAGTCTAGGCTCCTACGATCCTCGCACTGTAGAGGGCGAACTGATATGCCCGGAGCGATTCGGTGAGGCAGAAGTTGCCGATCTAAAGCGCCTGCTTGGTGTTTACGGCACAGCTGGTCAGCTGCAGCAAGATCCTAATCCATCTGAGGGCGGCATACTAAAGACTGACTACATCGAGATGTGGCCGCATAAGCGTGGCCTTCCACCATTTGAGTACATACTGCAGAGCTATGACTGCGCCTTCACTGAGAAGACGACTGGCGATCCAACTGCGTGTAGCGTGTGGGCCGTGTTCACTCACGCCGGGCAACGCAACGTCATGCTGATTGATGCGTGGGATGAGTATCTCGGCTACCCGGACCTGAGATCAAGAGCGATCAAGGACTGGTCAACCGAGTACGGCGGCATGAGCAAGGATAGTGAATTCTCTAGGCCACGCAGACCTGACCGCATATTGGTGGAATCCAAAGCGTCAGGACAATCATTGCTTCAGGATCTAAGATTGGCCAACGTCCCAGCAATCGGCTACAATCCGGGTAACGCTGACAAAGTTAGTAGAGCGCATCAGGCTGCTCCGACACTGGAGCTAGGCATGGTGTGGATACCTGAGTCAAAGAAGAACCCAGGACACTTCGTAGGCTGGGCGCATGACTTCGTCAAGCAGCTTTCTAAGTTCCCTGTGGCGGCTCACGATGATTACGTGGACACGTTTACACAGGCCATCATCTATTTTAAGAATGACCGCTGGTTTGATTTGCCACAGGCAAAAGATCCAGATGAGCGCCGAGTAGAGAGAACAAACATTGGCAACCCTTATGCCGCTTAGGAGTGAACTATGTCTTTGAAAGACGATCTTAAATTGAATACGCCAAGGCGCACACCCGGGCATCCCACAAGCTCTCACGTAGTGAAGACCAATGTAGACGGCAAGCCTAAGATGATTAGGTTTGGCGAGCAGGGCGCAGACACTGCTGGCAAGCCCAGTCCTAATGATTCCGATGCCACTAAGGCGAAGCGCAAAGCTTTTAAAGACCGCCATGCTAAGAACATCGCCAAAGGCCCATCCTCTGCAGCTTATTGGAGTAACAGGGTCAAGTGGGCCGAAGGTGGTCCAGTCGAAGACAAGCGTCCAGCTAACTTGCGTCAGATCATTACTGATGTTGGCGCAGACACTCTGTCTGGAATGTTTGGCCCCATTGCTGCTGCTGGTGTTTCTCTAGCAGAGCAAGCGTTTACTGACAACACCATTGAAGAGATGCAAGCTAACAATGAGATGTACAACGACTTTCTGAACTACAACCCAAGGACTGAAGAAGCTCAAGCGGCTAACCAGTATGCCATGGGCAAGCTAGGCGAAGGTGTTACAGCCTTGGCTCAGAAGTACAACGAAAACAAAGACAGCCTCGGCTATATACCTGACATAGTTGACTACGGCATGGATCAATACAGCCAATTAGATCCAGAGACTCAATTTGCTATAGAGAATGCGCTAACGGTAGGCGAGGTTCTCCCCATCGGTAAAGCGGCAGGCATGGCAAAGAATGCAGTACGGAATGCTGGCGACAGGCGAATGATCAGCAATGCAGCCGCTGATGTCCCGGACGAAAGTTCGTACTTGCCACTGCAAGACAGGCTGGGAGAGATGGGCGCTCGACAAGAGATGGTCGGCTATCACGGATCGCCTTATAATTTCGATAGGTTTGATAGATCCAGAAGAGGCACTGGCGAAGGAGCGCAAGCTTTTGGCGCAGGAGTTTACATTGCTGAGAGTGAAGGCGTGGCTAAACAATACAAGCCAGTGACTCCTAAAGAAAATGAAGGACTATATAGAGATTCTCTGGATGCCATGAGTATTCAGGATATACGAAAAGAAGTTGAAGAAGTTATGGGAATTGATGCTTCTGATATTACAAGAGATGACATTGATGACTGGGTTATTGATGAACTTGTAAATGAAGATAATACGTCAATGAACTCGCGTGGCTTTATTACATCTGGTGATCAAGGATCAAACTTATACTCAGTAAACCTACCAGACGAAAAGATAGCGAATATGATGGACTGGGACAAGCCTCTTAGCGATCAGCCTGAGAT